GATGGTGATATTTCTGGTACTGCTGGAACAGTACTTGAAACTTTCCCATATGTTTCATTAGCATTAAATGCAAAAGCTGACGATGGAACTTCTAACTACGTAAAAGACGTAATTAATAACAGATCAGGATACATCTATCTTGCTGGTTTTGACAGTGATTTAACCACTGGAAATGCTGGCACAAATGCATCTTCTGGTGTTGACTTCAGAGTTGCACAAAGCAGAACAGCTGCTCAAATTAAGACAGCTGCTACTAAATCTACCTCATTAGCAGGTGGAGCTGCTTCAGGCACACTTACAACTTCTGAAGTTGCTACTGGATTTGATTTGGTTGAAGATGTTGAAAATATTACTGTTGACTTTTTGATTGCTCCTGGCATGTCTGCTAGAGCTGATCAAACAACAGTTGTAAATGATCTTGTAACTATAGCTAGCTCAACACGGAAAGACTGTGTTGTTGTTGCATCTCCTGCTAGAAATGATGTCGTAAATGTGGCTGCAGCTACTGCAGTAACTAATGCTGTTACAACAGCTGATACATTTACAAATTCATCATATCTAGTTGTAGATAACCAATACTTAAAAGTATATGACAAATATAACGATAAGTATATCTTTGTACCTGCTGCATCATCTGTTGCTGGTCTTATGGCCGCTGCAGACTTAAATGCTGCTCCATGGTTCTCACCTGCAGGTCAGAGAAGAGGTAATCTACTAGGTGTAACTGCTCTAGCATATAGTCCAAATAAATCACAAAGAGACACCCTATACAAAGCGGGCGTCAACCCGATAGCAAATATTCCTGGACAAGGTGTATTACTATTTGGTGATAAGACTAAACTTGCAAGACCTTCTGCATTCGATAGAATCAATGTAAGAAGATTATTCCTTGCAGTTGAAAGGGCAATCAGCCAAGCTGCACGAAACGTTATGTTTGAGTTTAACGATGAGTTTACTCGAGCAGAGTTCGTGAATATTGTTGAGCCATTCCTAAGAGAAATCAAAGGAAGGAGAGGTATCACAGACTTCAGAGTCGTATGTGATGCAACTAACAACACAGCTGCTGTTGTGGATCGTAACGAATTTGTTGCTTCAATATTCATTAAGCCAGCACGTTCAGTCAACTACATTACTCTAAATTTTGTAGCTGTCAGATCAGGTGTTGACTTTGAAGAAGTAGCAGGAACAGTTTAATAGGAGAATAACATGGCTATTTTAGGCGTAGATGATTTTAAAGCTAAAATAAAAGGCGGTGGTGCTCGTCCTAATCTGTTCAAAGTAACCATCAATTACCCAGCTTTTGCTGAAGGTGATGTAGAGTTAACCTCGTTTTTAGTACGAGCTGCAACTTTACCCGAATCTTTAATGAGTACAATTCCTGTACCATTTAGAGGAAGGGAACTTAAAGTTGCGGGTGTACGTACTTTTCAACCTTGGGTAACTCAGGTATATAACGATACTGACTTCAATGTACGTAACGCTATAGAAAGATGGTCAAATGCGATCAATGCTCATAGTTCAAATGTTGGTCTTGTAAACCCAACTGACTATCAGGCTGATCTTATTGTTGAACAATTAGATCGAGACGAAACCGTTCTAAAAACTTATAACTTCCGTGGTGCATTCCCAGAGCAAATCGGTCAAATTGATTTGGCTTATGAGAATAACGATGCAATTGAAGTATTTGATTGCACATGGCAGTATCAATACTGGGAGTCAAACACAACAACCTAAATTATTTGAATATTTTAGGAACTTATTTTCAGTATAAGTAATAATGGGGAGCTTCAATAAAGAGGCTCCCCAAAACTGAGGAAATTAAATGGCAGATGATAATGCTTTAATAAAAATGTTTGGTTTTGAGCTCAGAAGAGCTGGAGCCAAAGTAAGCACAAATAAAGAAAAGTTGCAATCTATTGTACCTCCTCAAGACCAGGATGGTTCAGGTTATGTAACAGCTGCTGGGGCACACTACGGACAATATATCGACTTTGATAAAGAAGGCGATGCAAAAGATAATGTCCAACTCATTAAGAAATATCGCGGTGTATCTATGCACCCAGAAGTAGATGCTGCTATTGAAGATATTGTTAATGAAGCAATTACTACAGGTGATAATAAATCAATAATTGATCTTATACTTGACAATGTTAAGGCACCTGATAGCATCAAACAAAAGATGCGAGAAGAATTTGAAAATATCGTGAATATGATTCATTTTAGTGATAACGCTCACGATATATTTAGAAACTGGTACGTAGATGGTAGAATATTCCACCACTTAGTAGTCGATGAAGCACAACCTAAGAAGGGTATTCAAGACATTCGTGTTATCGATTCAACTAAAATACGTAAAGTAAAACAAGTTAAGAAAGATAAAGATCCTAAAACGGGAGCTGAAATTGTTAAGAAAGTTTCAGAGTTTTATATCTTCCAAGAAAAACCAGGACAACAAAACAGCGGTATTAGATTATCGTTAGACTCTGTAAGTTATGTAACTTCTGGTCTAATGGATGAAAATAAGAAGAGAGTTATTTCATTCCTTCACAAAGCATTGAAACCAATCAATCAGTTAAGAATGATGGAAGATTCTCTTGTTATATACAGATTAGCAAGAGCACCAGAACGAAGAATCTTTTATGTAGATGTTGGTAACTTACCACGAGGTAAGGCAGAACAATATATGAAAGACATCATGGCTAGGTATAGAAATAAACTAGTTTATGATGCTGGTACTGGTGAACTAAAAGACGACAGAAAACACATGTCAATGTTGGAAGACTTCTGGATGCCACGAAGAGAAGGTGGTAGAGGTACAGAAGTTTCTACACTGCCTGGTGGTGAGAACCTTGGAAACATTGAAGATATCATATACTTCCAGAAAAAATTATATAGATCTCTGAATGTTCCACTGCAAAGATTAGAGCAAGAAGCTCAATTCTCACTTGGTAGAACAACAGAAATTACACGAGACGAAATTAAATTCCAAAAATTCATTGATCGACTACGTAAGAGATTTTCTATGTTATTCTTAGAGATTCTTAAGAAGCAGCTTTTATTAAAAGGTGTTATTACAGAAGAAGATTGGGATTCTTGGTATAACGACATTATCGTTGACTATCAAAGGGATAACCACTTTGTAGAACTTAAGAACATGGATATTATGAGGGAAAGACTTCAAACTATGGATCAAGTTCAGCAATATGTGGGTGAATACTACTCTAAACAGTGGGTATGGAAAAATATTCTTATGTTAGACGACGACGAAATTGAAAGAATAAAGCAGGAAATAGGTACTGCAACAGATGATGAGGACGAAGGTCCAGGAGAATTATAATGAGTAATGAAGCATTAGCTAAAATGATAGATAATATTGCAAACAAAGACTTTAACAAAGCAAATGATGCGTTTAGTGGAGCGTTAAACAGTAAACTTCAAGATGTATTAGATCAAGCTAGAACTAAAATTGCTGGTCAAATATTTGATCCTCAAGTAGGAGTTGAACCAGACGAAGAATTAGTTGCTGGTGAAGTAAGTAATGACGATCTTGAAGATGCAGAAGCAGAGGCAGCTGCAGATGAAGTTGAAGCTGAAGTAGATGAAGTCGAAGAATTTGATTTAGATGATGAAGAGCTAGATGATAATGACACCGGAACAGAAGAAGATACGTCAGGAGATGATGAAGAACCTGAAGAGACTTCCGACGAAGATTCTAAATAATTTAGAAGACTTATCTGAACAATATCTTCTCTATATAATAAGTAATCCAGGTCTATTAAGATTTAGACCTTGGAACTCACAAATACAATATTTAGTTACAAATACACATAGATCACACTTAGCACAAGCTTTAGTAACACATGATACTTTAAAAGCTTTAAATATAAACTCCGAAAGTGTACTGAATATAGGGACTGGAGGAGGATACTTAGAATACGTTTGTAAACATTTCAATTATCCAATACATACAGCAGAATACTTAGACAATACAAATATAACTGACGGCGTTCGTGCATTTAGAGTAATAAGAGAATACTTTGGCACTACCATAGATTATACTATGACGTCAGCAAATAAAGACAATTTTGTAATTAATAAAGGTAAGAAATACGATTGGTTGATATTTTTTAGATTTTTTTATCACACTACAGCAGAAGAAAATTTTATTGTAGATTATGAAAAAGTATATAATATATTAAGAAAATTTGAAAAATATGGAACTAACTGCATTATACTGGGAAGAAAAGAGTGGGAGAGTTTTAAAGGCTTTAAGTCAATTACAAATTATATCAATCATCACCAGTATGGTAATATAAGTGAGATAATATCAGAGTTAAAGACAAAGATATTATAAATATAACTAATATGAAAACATTCGCAGAAATTAGAAGAATGGGTAGTCAGTCTCACGGAAGACTGGTTAAGAAAGTTAAAGTCGGAACTCATAACGTAGAAATACGAAAGGGTTCAGATAATAAGTTTCATGCTCATATAGACGGCGACATGTTAGATAAGTATTTAACCCAGGCTCAGGCAGAAAAAATGGCTAGAGCCTTTATAAAACAAGCGGAGATGTAAATGGCAAACATATACAAACCACTAACAAGCGAAATTGCAAGCGGTGACTCTGCTGGTACTGGAGTAAATGTATCACTTGCTACTAACGTAAGAGCAGTAAATACTAATACAACAACAGCATACACTGTAGGTGTTGCAGATTCAGCAACAGCATTAGGTCAATCTGTTTATATGACATTACCACCTAATGAAATTCACTTAATAAGAAAACTTCCAGGTGATGTAGTATATGCATCAAATGCTGCTGTAAAGTTTTGTAAAATAACTAATCCGGACGGGTAAGATATGAAGTTAATAGCAGAATACGTAGAAAACAATCTTGAAGTTATTGTTGAAGCAAACGAAAAAGGCGAAAAGAAATATGCTATTG